TCTCCCCCCTCCAATATATGGAGTTTACGGGGGGAGAAGCTCTGTTGTGCAGGGGAGAACTACACAACTTTTATGGTCGGTCAAATATTTGACCATCCCAATCCTTTAATTGCCAATGTGCAGGATCATAAAATTTCCAATCAAACCCATTTACGAGTTTAATATTCATTTTACGTGCAACATCATGGCCGATTTCATATAAAATCCGCCATTCTTTTTTTGACATACCGTCCCATAGTTTTGTACTGTGAACGATATCTACAGCCGCGCCATATTCGTGATAGCTTTCACCCGCTTTTGCTTGTGAAAATCCATTGTCATACAATTCTTGTTGACGTTCTGGCGTGCGCATCATTTCAACCGCAAATACTGGTATTGAATAGCCTTTACAGGCTTTCACCATATTGCGTTCCCATTTTAGAATATCGGGGTGCGCGCCAATGCGCACAGCCCTTAGTTGTTGTTGCTTATAATTTATTGAATTAATAAATTGTTTATTCGCCATCGCTTTCATTGCTAGATTGTGAGTCGTCGGCTGTGGCTTTCTTCGCTTCACTGTCTCCAGATTTTGGCGTATCTGCGCTACTGTCGTCTTCCTGAAGCCCGCTCGGTGGTAAAGAGGGTTTATTACCTTCTTTAAGTGGCGGGAAAGCTCCTGTATCATTTTCAATAACCTCATCTTTTTTGGTTAATCTTTCCACTTGATTAATTAAAATTTGTTCGCGCTTTGATGTTTCTGTTTTAATCATATGCATCAGTCGTTCCATTTCTGGATTACGAGTTCGACGCATTTCCAAACCAGTAAATTTAACATCAGACATTTTTTCAATTGTATGATCTTGGGCGCGATTTTTATACGTTATAGAAACGTTTTTATCCTTACTTACTGCGCGTATATATGTAGTACCGCTTAATGATGTTATTAATGTAAATAACCCTTCGTCTGATACTAAAAGAATTTCATCTTTAAAATCATTTGTTTTGCTTGCATATATTGCAACCTTTTCAGAAGTGTTAAATTCAACACGAATTGTTCTACTTGAACCTGTAACTTTAAATTCTAAATTTTCATTTAAATTTAATTTGTTCCAGCCATCGAGAGCTTGAATTTGATATCTTTTCATTTGTATTTCCTTTTTTTTTGCCCCGCAGCGCTTCGCGGTGCAGGGCGAGTTACATTATTTTGATAATCTTACTTGATCCACATCTGACATAACTTGTTCGTAATCATCTGTGCTTTCTCTAATTGATGGTCCAAACACTGTATTACCAATTATTGAAAATTCGCCTTTAGCTGTAATTTCAAAATTATCGACAGTAGAATCCGCAAATATTTTATGATGAATATCTGTGCATAAATAGAAATCTTCGGAGAGAATTATATCAATTTTTTCATTGGCCCAAAATTTTTGCCTTTCCTCGTCAAATGTTGCATCGACCTGTGGTCGATAATATTTGCCGCCAATATTAGGTGTAGAACGCATATAACCATGATTTAATGGTGCATAACCAAATACACTATCTGGATCACTGTGATTTTGGTCTATATAGCCATTCAGAACAGGCTCAACCGGTTCTGGATCTAAGAAATTTTTAGTGAATTCAGGGTAATCCGATGTATCTGTTGTTGTCAAAAAGAGATCTTGAGTTCTTTCAAACAAATTATCAGGTACAATTTGCGCCACAATAATTATTGTACCACCACATGTAATTGGTGGTACTGTCATAGATATATCTACTACCGTACCTCCGACTGTAACATGTTCATCTAAATTAGATGCATCTGTTGCAAATCTTTGTTGATATCCCATTTGCTGTGTTTTTTCAGCTAATAAAACAGGATGTCTTAAATTTTCAGTGGGGATTGTGATCCCAGACATTAACAAATCGATAATGTAATCGTCTGAATGTCCTTGGTAATCTTGTCGCATTCTTGCAAATGCTTGTGTTTTCTTTGCTAACTCAATATTTGATAATGATACAGTTATTCCGCCCGCTTCCATTTCTGCAAAAACTTGTGTAATACCATCAGCATCAGTTTCAATTCTTACATCGCTTGTATATGGTTTGTTTGTTGCAGTTTGTGCATATGCTAAACCATCATTATCATAATATGGTTTATTTACAGTTGTAGTTGGAGTGGCACTTAATCCATATAATCCAGTAATATTTAATCCGTTACCAGTTTGGTTTAATGCAACTTCACCATCAATAATTGCCTGATCAAAATCTGGCTTAATATGGTTCATATGTGGATTGTTCCAGAATGCAGGTGCTAGTGTTGTATCTGTCATAGTTCTATGTTCAATAGACTTAGAAACTTCTGTACGCATATGGTTTACGACCAAATTATATGCTTCTAAATATTGTCGATTTACACTTGATCCTTGTATTGCGTGTATACCTAATGTTTTATAAAATTCATCATCTCTATCAAATGTATGAGTTTTAATAAAATCAATTGGTGTTTCGCCTTCTTCTCTGGGTACACCCATATAAGCGCGGTTTAAATCATCCATTCCGTTAAAATTATCTTCTGCTAATTTAGGAACTAAATATGCTGAAACTTTAACGTTAATTCCGTTGTAAATCGGTTCAGCCATTTCCATAGCTTCAACGCTTACAGCCATTCGGCCGCGTTGAACTCGATCTTCTCTTAATAGCGGCACAACTCCAACTGGTGTTATTTTACCCGCTGGTGAAGACGTAATAACAGTTTTTCTGTCTGTACGTTTACTTTTAACAACTGGAATTGGTGTTGTTTTTAAATTATTTTCTCTTAACATTTATTTTCCTTTTTGGTTTGTATTGCTTACGGCAATTCTTGCATTTACAGCCCGC